AAATGGCAAATGTCCTCAGTACATCAAGATATAAAAATGTTAAGCTAGACTTAACAACTACAAATGTTACTACGCTTTATACTTGTCCTGCGTTAATGACTACATTTGTATCTTCTATCTTAGTGTCTGAGGACAGTGGCAACGCTGATACTATTACACTAACAATAACAAATGGCAACAGTGTCTTTAGTGTGTACCATGTAAAGGCAGTAGGAGCAAGTGGTACAATAGAATTAATGACAAATGATTTAATACTAGTATCAGGAGATATATTAAAAGTAACTGCAGCTACAGCAAATAGGTTGCATGTTATAGCTTCACTAGTTGAAGTACCTAAGACTACTACGGCATAACGGCAATGCATAACTGTCTGTAGTAAAAAAGAGTAAACTGTGGTATAACTAGCCTTGTACAAAAACAAGGAGGTAGTACAATGGTTAAGATACTAAAAGAATGGTTTAAACGATCACAAGAAGCCAGAGCTAGACGAGCAGCAATGCAAGAGTTAAACAAATTTACGGATAGAGAGCTGCAAGATTTAGGATTTGGACGTAGTGAAATATATACAAAAGTTCATGGGATAAAATAAATGGTAGTAAATAAGGCAAACAATTACACAAAACCCACAATGCGTAAGAACCTAGTAGCTAAAGTTAAAGCAGGTTCTAAGGGTGGTAATCCAGGTCAGTGGTCTGCACGTAAAGCTCAGATGGTTGCCAAACAATATAAAGCCAAAGGTGGTGCATACAAGTAGTGCCCTATTTACAAAGCAACATCCCATACTTTAAAGCATGGGTAAGACGAGAGTATACGTGTAATCTTGAAGAGTATCATGGTGAGTTTTTACATTGTATGGTAATAGCAGTAACGAGTATGCCAAATAGATGTTTGAGTTTTCAAGTTATCTTTACTGGGTGTGAGTCAGATAACACAGATGAACCAAATGTACATGGTGGAGCAATGTGGGCAAGAATGCCTATTACAGCTTTGGTTGGAGATACACCTGTAGAAGAATGGGCAGAACCACTGCCAGTATATGCAGCACAACCTTGGGATTGTATGTCACATAACCACTCTGTATATGTTTTAGATAGAGCAACTCCTGCACCTTGGATTGCTAAAGTTGATGGAGAATTTTACCCTGCCAAGTATTACTTTACAGTAGACTATACAGGAAGTGAAATAGCTGATGACCCTGCACAACACAAACAAAGTCATGTGTTAGAGTTAATGGATGCAGGTAAATACACAGGTAACATTGTAGCGTTACCTAATAACAGAGTAAGAGTAACACATCCTGCATGGTTTGAGACAGGAGAAGGAGCACCAGATTTTAAACCTAATCAACATGTGTTCCATTCTAAACTAGAAACTGAGTACGTTTGGGACACTGAACGAGTATTTGATAACTTATATAACAAGGAAAACTAGTATGAAAACTCCAACAGTTAAACAAAAAGGACTTAAAAAACTACCTACTGCTGTACGTAATAAGATGGGATATATGGCAAAAGGTGGTATGACTAAAAAGAAAGGTTATGCTAAGGGTGGAGCTACAAAGAAGAAGAAAAAATAATGGCACTAGCAAAATCTCAAAAAAGTCTTAAAGATTGGGGTAAGCAAAAATGGAGAACTAAGAGTGGTAAACCTTCTACTCAAGGTTCAAAAGCTACAGGTGAACGCTACTTACCTTCCAAAGCTATTGCTGCTCTTAGTCCTAGTGAATACGCTCGTACTAGTGCAGCAAAACGAAAAGGCAAGGCTAGTGGCAAACAGTTTGTGGCTCAACCAAAAAAGATTGCAAAGAAAACCAAGAGGTATAGATGACACCTGAAAAATTATCAGCTTGGAGAATAGTTCCTCGTTTATTAATTTTAAGTTATATGGTTGTTTTTTATCAAACGTGTAATTGGTTTATGAATTTAACAGACCCTAATAATGCACAGGCAGGGTTTGTATCTGTCGTTGTAGGTGCAGGTGCTGCATGGTTTGGTATCTATGTTAATGGTACAAGAGCCTCTGTAAGTGTATCAGCTAAAACAGAGCAAAGGGAAAATATATGAAAAAGGTAATTAAAGCTCACAAAGGTTACATGCATGTATCAAAGCCTAGTGGTCAAAAACAACAAGCACCATCTAAAGCTAAAGGCACAGCAGGTACAGCACCTAGACGTAGACGTATGATTGGTTTACCTCAACAATTTAAAGGGGGTGGTAGACGTACTGCTGCTGCACCAAAAGCTTCTACTTCAATGGTGAGACAAAGAAAAGCAATGCCAGAACCTGCAGTAATACAACAACCTAAACCTGTAGTGCGTCCACCTAAACAATCAGATGCAGGTGACGGTAGAGGTGGTAGACCAGTATTTGAATTACCTAATATGGGTAGAGGAAAATCTATACGGAGACCTAAACCGCAGATAAGACGTGCTCAAGCACCTAGAACTCCAATGGTAGGAAAACCTATACCACGTATAATGAATCAAGGTGGTTATATATCTAGAGCTAAATATGGTCAAGTAGATAATCTTAAAAAAGGGAAATAGGGAGAACATTTGATATGACTGTTAAGGTAAAAAAAATAAAACGTCCAACTTTTACTGAGTTAGATATTGGAATGAAAGACCCTGATAAAAAGTATAGAAGCCCTTATCAAAAAAAAATGTATGAAGATAAACATGGTAAACCTGTTCCAATGACTCCAATGGAAGAAGCAAAATATCTTAGAGCTTTCGGCACAAAATTTATTCAATCAGCAGGACCAAAAAGTTATAAGTCTAGAGCTAAATACGGTATAGTAGATAATTTGGCAGCCAAAAAGAAAGGTAGTAAATAATATGGAAATAATGAAACCTTTAACTGTAATGATACTAGCTACAGGCTTGATGGGTCTCTTAGGACTTATTGTAGTTGATGAATTTATGATGGCTAACGCACACGGTGGTGCATTAGACGCTAATGTAATAGAATTGCTACAGATGGCTATTACAGGTATTGTAGGCATTGTAGCAGGATACTTGTCAGGCACTAGTACACCCTCAAAGGGCAAAGGCTGTAACAACCCTGACTGTAAATGTTAATAGGAGATACATATGTTTGAACGTGTAAAGAATTTTTTTAAAGAGCGTGGCGAAGGAACTGCGTGGGATTTAGATTATGGTAAACTTATTATTATAGGTCTATGTATCTATATAGCTGTTAATATTTAGGAGAATATAATGGGTAAAGTAAAAAAACCTGCAGGTTATTATAAATATAAGTTAGGGCTTACAGAAAAAAGAGCAACTCCAAAACAAACTGCAAAAAATAGAAAGTATGTAAATAAAGATTTAACTGTTACAAGTAAACAGATTATGAATTTCTTAAATAAATATAATAAAGAAGCTGTGGCAGCAGGACGTAAAAATAAACCTATTAGCGACAATAAATTACAACATACTAAAGATTTTTTAAACATGGCAGAATTTCAAACTTTTCAAGTTAAACAAGCCTTAACTGTTATGAAAGATTTTCCATCAGCAATAAAAAATGCTTTTATAAAAAAATTTAGTAAATGAGCATTATAGCTAGTCTTATAGGTCCAGTATCAGGTATCCTAGACAAGGTAATACCTGACAAGGACATGAAAGCTAAGTTAGCTCACGAACTAGCGACTATGGCTGACACACATGCTCAACAAGCGTTGTTAGCTCAACTAGAAATAAACAAAGCTGAAGCTACAAGTGGAAGCTTATTTAAAGGTGGGTGGAGACCCTTTGTTGGTTGGACTTGTGGTATTGCTCTTCTATATCACTTTATACTATCCCCTTTAATTTTATTTGGAGTATCACTAGCAGGAATAAATATACCACCTATTCCTGAATTTGATATGGGAAGTTTAATGACAGTCTTAATGGGTATGTTAGGACTTGGTGGTCTAAGAACCTATGAAAAACAAAAAGGGATTACTAAATAAATATTGTCTTGTTTGCAAAAAACCTTTACTAGTATACACAGTTTATACAATACAACAAAAATTTATAAAAATGAATAGTGTTTGTATACCCTGTAAAGAAAAAGCAGATAGAGAACGATTACAGAATCAGAAAAGGATATAATATGGGATTTACTCTCTCACAACGAAGCTTAGATAGACTAGATGGTGTCCATGAAAATATGGTGCGTGTAGTTAAAAAAGCTATAGATGTGTCTAAAATAGACTTTGGTGTTATTTGTGGACTACGTACTGTAGAAGAACAAGAAGCACTGGTAGCTAAAGGAGCATCACAGACCATGAAGTCAAAGCACCTAGATGGACTAGCTGTAGACTTGATGGCATATATAGGTGGGAGGGCTTCATGGGAACTCAATGTCTATGATGACATTGCTGATGCTATGAAGGAAGCTGCAAAGCTTGAAAACGTAGGTATACGTTGGGGTGCAGCTTGGCATTTAAATGATATGAGAATTTGGGGTGGTACTATGGAAGAAGCCATGAATGCTTATATTGATGTAAGAAGAGGACAAGGTAGAAGACCATTTATTGATGGACCACACTTTGAATTAAGCTAATGTTTTTACCTGTAGTTACAATATGTTTACTTTCTGTAATGGATCAGTCTGTAGACTGTAAACACTTTAACCCTGACCAACAAGCTAATACAGTACAAGAATGTGTAGTAATGGTAGGACAATTTGTAAATCATATGAGACCTAGATTAGCTGTTCCACACACTATTCAATATAAATGTATTGACAAATCAGTAAGGATATAATATAATGAGTAGAAACTTAACAGAAAAACAACAAAAGTTTCTGGATGTTTTATTTGAAGAAGCAATGGGTAATCCTGTTAAAGCTAAAAAACTTGCAGGATATTCTGACACAGTAGCTACTGCTTCTATTACTTCTAGTCTACAAGAGGAAATTGCAGATATAACTAAAAAATTTATTTCTTCTACAGCTACTAAAGCTGCATATTCTATGTTTGAAGTAATGAGTAGTCCTACAGATTTAGGGAACAAAGAAAAAATGATGGCTGCAAAAGATATACTAGATCGTGGTGGTTTTGCTAAAACTGATAAAGTTGAAGTAACAACTGCTAGTCCTTTATTTATTTTACCACCTAAGAACAATGAAGATTAATAGACAATGGAAACTTCCTCCTCCAGAAGAAAGTGAAGATAGTTTAGAATGGTATCCAGTAGTTAGAGTTGGTAGAATAGTGCCTTTTGGCTATGAACAAGATCCAAATGATAAAGATGTTTTACTGCCTATTCAAGAAGAGTTAGAGTTATTAGAAAGAGGTAAAAGATTTATTAAACAGTATAGTTACAGAGATGTAGCAAATTGGTTAAGTACAGAATCTGGCAGATATATTTCTCATGTTGGATTAATGAAAAGAGTTAAACTTGAACAAAAACGTAAGACAGAAGCTTCAACTCAACGCTACCTTGCCAAAAGGTATAAAGAAGCCCTTGAAAAGGCAGAAAAGCTTGAAAGAGAAAGGTTTGGTGGAGTTAGAAGAGGAGACAGTAACTTATCCCCAAGCCAAGCCTGAAGAAATAGAAGTAGAAAAAGCACAAGAAATAATTTTTAAACCTAATCCAGGTCCACAAACAGAGTTTCTTTCTGCTAACGAACGAGAGGTTTTATACGGAGGGAGTGCAGGTGGTGGTAAAAGTTACGCAATGCTTGCAGATCCTGTTAGATATTTAAACAACTCTAATTTTAGAGGGCTATTAGTAAGGAGAACAACAGAAGAACTAAGAGAACTTATTTCAGTATCTAAACAACTTTACCCTCAGGCAATACCTAATATAAAGTTTATGGAAAGAGATAAGACTTGGGTAGCACCATCAGGAGCAACATTATGGTTATCATACTTAGATAGAGATGATGATGTTACACGATACCAAGGACAAGCTTTTAGTTGGATAGGATTTGACGAGTTAACTCAATGGCCTACACCATACCCTTTTGATTATATGAGGTCAAGATTACGTACTACAAAAGGAAGTGGGTTAGATTTATACCAAAGGGCTACTACTAATCCAGGTGGTCCAGGTCATAGTTGGGTTAAAAAAATGTTTGTAGATCCTGCTCCAAGTGGACAAGATTTTTGGGCTACAGATATTGAAACAGGAAAAACTCTTATATGGCCTCAAGGTCATAGCCGTTCAGGAGAACCATTATTTAAACGCAGATTTATACCTGCTACATTATTTGATAATCCTTACTTAGCAGATGATGGATTATATGAAGCAAACTTATTATCACTACCTGAGTATCAACGTAAACAATTACTAGAAGGAAATTGGGATGTCAACGAAGGAGCAGCTTTTCCAGAGTGGAACAGAAATATCCACGTTATTGAACCTTATTCTATCCCTAATAGTTGGGCTAAGTTTCGTGCTTGCGATTACGGTTATGGAAGCTACACTGGTGTTCTTTGGTTTGCAGTCAGTCCCTCAGAGCAACTCGTAGTATATAGGGAGCTATATGTGTCAAAAGTATTAGCAACAGATTTAGCTGATATGGTTTTAGAGGCAGAGTCAGAAGATGGAACAATTAGGTATGGGGTATTGGATAGTAGTCTTTGGCATAAACGTGGGGATATTGGCCCTTCTCTTGCAGAACAAATGATTATTAAAGGATGTAGATGGAGACCTTCAGATAGAAGTAGAGGTTCTCGTATAGCAGGTAAAAATGAAATACATAGAAGATTACAAGTAGATGAGTTTACAGAAGAACCAAGACTAGTATTTTTTAGTAGTTGTTTACAAACAATATCTCAACTACCTTCTATACCTTTAGATAAAAATAATTCTGAAGATGTAGATACACATGCTGAAGATCACTTATACGATGCTTTAAGATATGGAGTAATGACTAGACCACGTAGTAGTTTATTTGACTATGACCCTGCAACTCAACGTAGTGGTTTTCAAGCTGCTGATGCAACATTTGGATATTAAGGATATAATATGGAAGAAGATGAAATACTAACAGATTCTCAACAATCAGTTGCTATTGAAGATGTAGACGAAAATTCTAATGCAGACAGTGATGTAGGAGAAATAGTTTCTTTTGTAAAAGGTAAATACCGTAAAGCTGAAACAGCTAGGAGAGGTGATGAGGAAAGGTGGATACAAGGTTATCGTAACTACCGTGGTTTATATAGCCCAGAAGTTCAATTTACATCCACAGAAAAATCAAGAGTATTTGTTAAGACTACTAAAACAAAAGTACTTGCTGCATATGGACAACTTGTAGAAGTATTATTTGGTGGTAATAAATTTCCTTTAAGTATTAATCCTACAGTTTTACCTGATGGAGTAGAAGATACAGTTAGTCTTGAAACTAACCCTCAGATTAAAGAGGCTACAGGAGAGGCAGAAACAGGTGCTACAGACCCACAACAACTTTTACCAGGGGAGACCCTACCAGAATTTAACGAGCGTCTAGGGCCTCTTACAGACGATCTGAGTGCAGTTCAAGAAGATATAGAGTATAAATCTACAGGGAGTCCTACTTCTGTAAACTTTCACCCTGCAATGGTTGCAGCTAAAAAAATGGAAAAGAAAATACATGACCAACTAGAAGAGTCAAATGCTAAAAAACAATTACGTTCTGCTGCATTTGAAGCTGCATTATTTGGTACAGGTATTATGAAAGGACCATTTGCTGTAGATAAAGAGTATCCTAATTGGGATGATGAAGGTAATTACTCTCCATTATTTAAAACTGTGCCACAAACTTCTAATGTATCTATATGGAATTTTTATCCTGATCCAGATGCTAATAATATGGATGAAGCAGAGTATGTAGTAGAAAGACATAAAATGTCACGTTCTCAACTACGTGCTCTTAAACGTAGACCTTTCTTCCGTTCTAATGCTATTGACAAATCTCTTGCACAAGGAGAAATGTACAATAAAGAGTGGTGGGAACATGTAATGGAAGATAACGCTGATGATGGTGGGTACAGTGAAAGGTTTGAAATATTAGAATTTTGGGGTTATGTTGATAAAGATGTACTAGAAAATAATGATATAGATATACCTGATGAGTTAAAAGATTTAGAACAAGTTAGTGTTAATGTTTGGATATGTAATAATAATGTACTCCGTTTAGTTATGAATCCATTTACTCCTGCCTACTTACCTTACTATGCTACTCCATATGAAATGAATCCATATAGTATATTTGGTGTAGGTATTGCAGAAAATATGGATGATACCCAAACACTTATGAATGGGTTTATGCGTATGGCAGTAGATAATGCAGCATTATCAGGTAATTTATTAATAGAAGTAGATGAAACTAACCTAGTTCCAGGGCAAGACCTTAGTGTATATCCAGGGAAGGTATTTAGGAGACAGGGAGGAGCACCTGGACAGGGTATCTTTGGAACTAAGTTTCCAAATGTATCTAATGAAAATATGCAGATGTTTGATAAAGCTAGACAGTTATCAGATGAAAGTACAGGTCTACCTTCATTTGCACATGGACAAACAGGTGTATCAGGTGTAGGACGTACAGCTTCTGGTATTTCTATGCTTATGAATGCAGCTAATGGTTCTATCCGTAGTGTTATTAAAAATGTAGATGACTATTTACTAGGGCCACTAGGTAAAGCTTTCTTTAGTTTTAACATGCAGTTTGATTTTGATCCTGAAATAAAAGGTGACTTAGAAGTTAAGGCACAGGGTACAGAAAGTTTAATGGCTAATGAAGTACGTAGTCAAAGACTTATGCAGTTTATGCAAACTGTATCTAATCCTGCACTAGCTCCCTTTGCAAGAATGGATTACATAGTAAGAGAAATTGCTAAGAGTATGGACCTAGACCCTGATAAAGTAGCTAACTCTATGGGTCAAGCTGCAATACAGGCTGAAATACTTAAGAAATTTCAAGAACAAAATCCACCTCCACCTCCTCCACCACAACAACAAGGACAACCACCTCAACAAGGTCAAGCTCCTGTAGGTGGACAAGTACAAGATACACAAGGTTCTGGTGGTGGAAACATAGGAACAGGTTCAGTACCTACTCCTAATGAACCTGGATTTTCTGGTGGTGCTATTCAATGAATTTAAAAGAGTTAGTTAATAATAAAAGACTTTGGGATAATTTTGTAGAATATATAGATCATAATATTGCAATACATCATAGTGCAATGGAACAAGCTGAGGATGTACATACACTTTATAAAGCTCAAGGTTCAATTTCTGCACTCCGTAGACTTAAATATCTTAGAGAAGAAATGAATAAAGATGGATGAAAAAGTTGGTGAAAAAACAGGTTATAAGACACAGGTAGGCCGTGATGTATATAAGACACCAGAAGGTGAAATGGTATCTGAAAAATCTACAACTTTTAAATATAAAGGTCAGTGGATAAATATTCCTACAATACATAATGGTTATAGGTATGACCCAAATATACCTGAAGAAAAAGAAATACTAGAACTCCTGTTATACGCTGATATAATTAAACCTACTAGTGTACACAAAAATAGAAAAGAAGCAGAAAAAGCTGCAGCAGATAGAAGTGATAAATTAAAATTTTCAAAGGGTGGTACAGCAATGAAAAAACAAATGGAAATGTTTGAAGAGGGTGGCCTTAAAGATGATGGTACAACCAAAGACCCTGTAAGTGGTAATGATGTACCTTCTGGTTCTATGGCAAAAGAAGTTAGAGATGATATACCTGCACAATTAAGTGAAGGTGAATATGTTGTACCTGCAGATGTAGTTAGGTTTTATGGAGTAAAGTTTTTTGAAGACTTACGTATGGAAGCTAAAATAGGTTTAGCTAATATGGAAAAGAATGGACGTATAGGTGGTGAACCTGTATCTGTAGCTGTTATTTCAATAGAAGAAAAAGAAAAAGAAAAAAAGAAAGCAGCTCAAGGTGGTTTAATGGGTTATGCTCCAGGTGGAAATGTTACTAGCACAGGGCAACAATTAAATCAAAGTACTTTTAACCCTACAAACTTTTCTGTTGTAGGAGGATCACTTAAAGGTGGTGTGTATCAACCCCAAGCTAATGTATTTACAATAAAAATGTATGGACATCCAGATGGAAGAACAATGGGTGTTCCTCATGAAGGTGATAAAGTACAAAAAGGTTTTATAATACCAGATGGGTTTGTTCCACAAGATCAATTAGCAAAACAAAAAATGACTAAAAAAAGAGATGATCCACCTAAGCCACCAGAAGAAATGATAGAAATAAAAGGGCATGGAGATAAAGAAGGAGAAGTTTTTAAAGTTAGTGCTAAAAACTATAAGCCACTTGCACTTTCTGCAAAAAGACTTGGAATGTCTGTTGGAGAGTACTATAACCTTTCCTTTAGTCAGAGACTTAGATTAATACCACAAGAACTTAAAGGTGCATTTCCAGGTGGTGAAGATGTAGATCCTGCTATAGTTCAAAAAATAGTAGATGATAAAGATGATTCTGAGTCTTTAAACATTATTGAGGGAATACTTGGTGTAGGAGTATTTACTAGTATTTTAAAAATTATAGGTTCAGTATTTAAAGGTATAGGTAGCTTGTTTGATCCTGCTGTAAAACCAGAAGTTAAAAAAGTATTAACTGATGAAGATGTAGAAGAAAGTGGTGGTATGGAATCAGGAAAAGAATATAGTTCTGCTGTTTCAAGTTCTTCACCACCACCTAGTAGACCTGACATATTTGACACAGCAGGTAAAAGTAGTACAACAAGTGTAGATGCTAGTCCTGGAATTAGTGGACCCCCTGGACGTAACTATTCTAGTCCTAAAACAGCAGAAGAAAATGAATTTTCAAAAATGCCAGGTGTACCAGATGAATTAAATCAAGGAGGACTATTAACAAAACGTAAACCTAAAACAGTTAAACCTAGAGGAAAAGGTTTAGCATCTAAATGATAATTGGCCACTCAACAATAGTTGACCCCAAGCAAAGGAAAATATATGCCAGAACTAGCAGAAGTAGAAACACCTAAGAATGCAGGATACATGTCACGTACAAGGTCTAGTGTTAAAGAAAAAATTAAAAGAGAAGAACAAGAGCTTAAAGAACTCATTGCTAAAGAGCAAGGAGAGAAGGTTAAAGAAGGAACAGAAGAGTCTCAAGAAGTCTCTGCAGGAGAAACAGGAGAAGAAACTGCAGTATCAGATGAGGGTCTTAGCAAAGAGGAAGAATCTTTTAAAAAGAGACATGGCGATTTACGAAGACATCTTACTGCAAAAGAAAAAGAATATACTGCTAGGATTAAAGAACTTGAGGAACAAGTAGGTCAAACTAAAAAACTTGTTCCACCTAAGTCTGATGAAGATATAGCTGCATGGGCTAAAGAGTATCCTGATGTAGCAGGTATAGTTGAAACTATAGCTGAAAAGAAAGCTCAACAACTCTTTGATAAAGCTAATATTCAAATAGAAGAATTAAATAAAGCTAAGTCAGAAGCAACAAGGAGTCGTGCAGAAAATGACATTCGGGAATCGCATAAAGATTTTGATAAACTACGTGACTCAGATGAATTTCATAATTGGGTTGATATACAACCTAAATGGGTTCAGAACGCTTTATATGAAAATACAGATGATGCTGCATCAGTTGTTCGTGTCTTGGATTTATATAAAATTGATAAAGGGCTTACTGCAAGTGATAAAAAAAATCAAGCAAAAGCTGCTGCGTCACTCGTAGATAAAGGTTCAAAGACAAATGTAGATGCTGCAGAGTTAGCAGATACAGTAAAAGAATCTGAAATAGCTAAAATGACTGATAAACAGTATGAAGCTAATCAAGAAAAAATTAATAACGCAATACGTTCTGGTAAGATGATTTACGATTTATCAGGAAATAGAAGATAAAGTGTTGACAAATAACATTTTATGAGTATAACTAGTAACTAAGACAAAAAGCCCCTTATTTGGACTACCTTTGTGTCTTAGTTTTTATCGAAGTCTAAACAGTAACGAAGACCACCTATAAAGTATAGACCCATTAATTGCAAGGTTAGCTGCCAAGTAATTTTATGCACTCTAAACAATATAGCCTCTGACTACGATGTTTAGCTTTTAAATAAGCCAATATCATAGGAGGATTTTATTATGGCTTTTCAAACCACAGCAGGTTACGGCAATTTACCTAACGGTAATTTTTCGCCAGTAATCTACTCCAAACAGGTACAGCTTGCATTCCGTAAGTCAACTGTTGTTGGAGATATAACTAACTCTGATTATTTCGGTGAAATATCAGGGCAAGGAGATACGGTTCGTATTATTAAAGAACCAGAAATCTCTGTAAAAGAGTATGCTAGAGGTACTCAAGTAACTGCTCAAGACCTTGATGATGAGGATTTTCAACTCGTTGTTGATAAGGCTAACTACTATGCCTTTAAGATGGACGATATTGAAGAAGCTCATTCTCATGTAAACTTTATGGACCTTGCAACAAGCAGAGCTGCATATCGTTTAGCTGACCAGTATGACCAAGAAGTTCTAGGTTATTTGGCAGGTTACAAGCAGTCTTCTTTAAGTACTGCAGCAGGTGCTGTTAATGACCAAGTTAATGGTAGTAAGGCAGTATCAACAGCAGGTTCAGATGAACTTCTTACTTCAATGAAACTACGTAAAGATTCATTTGCAAGTATTGATACTTCATCTGCAGGAGACCACTCTATTCCTGTAATTAACATAACTAATGGAGCAACTGCAGTTTTAAGTAACTCAGTAACACCAATGGTTATTGTTAATCGTATGGCTAGATTACTTAATCAACAGCAAGTAGATACACAAGACAGGTGGCTAGTAGTAGACCCTGTATTTATGGAACTACTTGGCTCTGAAAACTCTAAGCTAATGAATGCTGATTATGGTGGTGCAGGACAGTTACAAAATGGTCTTGCTCTTAATAATCTTGCAGGATTTAGACTTTATATTTCAAGTAACTTACCATCAGTAGGAACAGGTCCAGGTACATCAGGTCATGCCAACCAAAACTCTAATTATGGTGTGCTTGTTGCAGGACATGGCTCTGCTGTTGCAACGGCTGAACAACTCAGCAAAACCGAAACATATCGTGACCCTGACTCATTTGCAGACATTGTTCGTGGTATGCATTTATACGGCAGAAAGATACTTCGTCCTGAAGCTATCGTAACTGCTAAATACAACGCAGGTTAAGGGAGGATATAAACATGGCTACTTTTGATTTAACAGCTAAATCCACCACTGGCGTTGGTGCTAACTCTATTGCAACCTTACCTGCACATGCAGGTACGCACATGGTTAGAACAATCCAAGAGTATCTAGATATTGATGCTCTTATAGCAGCAGGTAATACTATTGCTAATGGAGATGTTTTTCAAATGCTTGAGATTCCTGCAGGAACATTAGTTCTTAATGCAGGTGCTGAAGTAATGTTAGCATTTACTGGAAGTTGTACTTTGGACATGGACTTTGGAGGTGGTGATGACATCATTGATGGTGCTGATATTACCTCTGCAGGATATTGTGCTGCAGGTTCTAACGGTCAGACCAACACAGTTGTAGGTAGTGCTGCTTCAACGTACACTCAATTTATTGGCACTGCTGATACTATTGATTGTACTATTGCAGGTGCTGCTGCAGCCACAGGACGATTGCGAGTCTATGCTACAGTCATAGATTGCAACGATCATGGTGCTGTAGATAAAGCTACAGAAGTTGATAGAGACTTACTAGCTTAAACTAAACTTTTAGGGGGGCAGGGAAACTTGCCCTCTTATTACAACCAAAGGATAGCAGATGGCAACAACATATATAACGCTTGTAAATGATCTTTTACGCAGACTAAATGAAGTAACTCTTGCTGTTTCAGGAGATGGTTTTGATACAGCAAAAAATATACAAGCTATAGCTAAAGATGC